TGCGACCAAGTGCCTGTTTCTTTGAAAACGTCGAGGGACATATCTCGCTGGGGTTGCCCGACGTCATCGAAGACTTGGCAGGACTGGGTTACCGAACGACGTGGGGCATATTCAGCGCGGCTGAAGTCGGCGCACCGCACCAGCGGAAGCGGGTCTTCATCTTGGCCCACTGTGACGGCGTTCGACTTCAACAATACGCCGCTGAACCGAATCGACGGCACCGGCAGAACTTACAAGAGCAATTTGAAGGAGGCCGTGCATCAGAACTGGCCTACCGCTGCGAGTCGGGATTGGAAGGGATGCTACACCACATTGCAGCGCAAGGACGGCAAGATGAGGGGCGATCTGCTGCCGGATGCGGTGAACATCGAGGAGATGTATGGCCATCCCGTCCCGGCGAGCTGGCCGACGCCACAGGCGCAGGACACACAACGCACGCCGGAAGCCTATGCTGCGGCGAAAGCGAAGCGTGGCGGCAACATGTTCCTGAGCCTCAACATTGCGGCGCAACTGCATGGCCATCCCGTCCCGGAGAGCAGCAGTACTGGTGGGAGCCGCCCCGCACAACATTGGGGGACGCCAACGGCAAGAGACAACAAAAGCGGCAGGGGCAACAACGACCGGGACTACAAGGAGCTGACGCCGATGCCGCCGAGCGCAGCCAAACTCAACCCCCGCTGGGTCGAGACGCTGATGGGCCTGCCAGTGGGATGGACTATGCCGAGCTGTGCGTGTCCTGTGACAATCGCACCGACGAGCTGCGCCTTCTCGGCAACGGAGTCGTCCCAGCAACAGCAGAGCGAGCATTCCGATTATTGATGCAAGAACTGATGTACCGCAGATGACCCCTAACGCCGACAAACCATGAGAAACGCTAACTTGCCAAAGTCCCGTGTTTACGTCCGTTGCGATGCTTTTGGAGGCAGCGAGACAGAGTATGAACCATCGTGGCTAGTTAGCGTGAGGGCTATGCGGAATCGTCCATTCTGCTTCCAGGTCTGGGTGGATAAATACGCAGCTTGTTACGATAAGATACCGCCACAGTGCATTTACCACTACAAGCCGGATGAAGATCAAGTAAACTTTCCACTACATAAAGTGCAGTTATGGGAGTGTCTATCTGGCAGTATCGAGGTCTGGCAGAAAAGCCAACTCTGCGATGTGCCAATGGTTATTAACATGGGTAAGGACTGCCCTCCGATGACTGGTCATTATTGGTTTACGATTGACTTCCTTCCAGAGCATCAATGCGTAGGAAACTTGGACATTGGTGACGTTGAACTTTTGGAGGAACACAAAGAGGGTAACGTGGTAAAGCTCTCCAACGGGCAGATTGCTATTTACCCAAACAATCGTTTGAAGTGGTTGCCGATTAGCCTCACCCCGAATGGTGCTGCCGAGCTTATCCCTGACTGGGATGTTGCCACAAACGAGCAATGGGATGAATGGTGGCAGGACTCAACAGAAATCCTTGGAGATGCTAAATGGGCTTACTAATATGGGAAAAACCATGAACGACACGCCAGAAATGACCGACGAAACAGAGACACTCCGCGAACAAGCGAGACTCCTCGGAATGTCCAGCGAGCGCGAGGCTGCTTTGCGTGGTGAGATCGAGCGACTCAAGCGGGAACTTTCAAACATGAAGGATCAGCGAGACTGCGCGATGTGGATCATCGAGCAAAAAGAGAAAAACAAAACGTCTGACAAATCAGACAAAAACCAACACAATGTAGCACAAACAGGACAAACCCATGAAAATTGAAGTAGATAAATTAGTACCCAAGATGCCGAACCTTTACGAATTACTAGGTGAGGCTATTGAATACGGCGTCCGCCGAGGCTGGAGCCGCGCCCACAAGCACGACGACAAGCCCACCGAAGAATTGATTTTCGACACAATACCAAAGTGTATTATGGAGGAAATCTTTGAGCGGTTTGAATTGATTCAATCAGAATGCGAAGAGAAACCAATTAGACTTGAACCATGAAACAACTGAACCTCTACGAGATCATCAACAGCGTCCGTGTCTGGGGCGAACAACGATACATCACCGGCCCCGAAGGGCGTGGCACATTGGAGTCACAACTGGACAAGGCGCAAGAAGAACTGGACGAGACCAGGCAAGCGGCAAGCCTCAATGACATCCATGAAATCAAGGATGGCATCGGGGATACGACTATCTGCTTGATCCTTGCCGCAGAACGTGCTGGTTTGCTTTTCGAGGACTGCCTTGCAGCAGCCTACGACGAGATCAGAAACCGCACCGGGAAGATGGTCGGCGATAAATTCGTGAAAGACGTGATAGCGTGAAAATAAAAACCAACTAACCAAAACAACACCATGAAAACGCAAAGTGCAAAAATGAAACTCCGCAAGTGGATTATGAGCGGGAAAAGCATCACCCCACTGCAAGCCCTAGATAAGTTCGGGATCTTCCGCCTCGGGGCGAGAATCCTTGAACTTCGCAGAGAGGGGTACAACATCGTCACCGAGATGACCCACAAGAACGGCAAGCGATTTGCCAAGTACACTTTGGCCTAGTCGGGTGGCTAGGTCATGCTGGGGTGGGGAACCACACAAGCTGGGGAGCATGGGTGGGTTCCTCATCCCGGCAACACTCATCACAAATTGTGATCTTAAACGAAAATGGCAGGGAAAGGTGACAAACCAAGACCGTACAACTATCGAGCGTATGCGGAATCGTATTCGCGAATCTTTGGAGATAAACCCAAACGCACCGATAGCCAACCCGAAGAAGTACAGATTCGTGAAACAGGACGAGATGCCGCCGGAGTACAGGAGGGTGAGCGTGACGCTACGGCTCACGCTACCGACCTACCACCGGATTGCTGAAGTCATGACCAAGAACCAGTGCGGGATGTCCGATGCGGTGGAGGCAATGCTCCAGGATGTTGAGGCGCAGCGGGTGATGCCGCTAGATCCCAAGTGGAAGGACAAGTACGCCACGAAGAAGAAGACCTTATGGCAATCTTTTGATCTTTACAGGACAGCAGGGTTGCGTAAACGTAAACACGCACGATGAACAAGACAAAGGGATTTCCCACGCGCTACGGAGGCACTGAACTGGTCGGGGAGGGCTGGTGGAGCAACTACCGCAAGGCACTGCCTATCGCCGAATCTGGGGGCATTGTAATCGCCTACGGGCAGCATGGCACGGGCAAGACCCGAATGGCCTACGAGATTGCCCACAATGGCAAGTTCCGAGGGTCGGTCGTCAAGGTGTTCGGAGTCCCAAAGGACATCCCAAGTATCTACACCACCGCCGTGGACTTCTTCATGGAGATCCGGGATACCTACCGGCAGGGTTCCGAGCGGTCGGAGAAGCAGGTCATGGGCGAGTTCACCGAAGCACCCTTCTTGGTGATCGACGAGATCCAAGAGCGTGGGGAAACGGCATTTGAGGATCGCAAGCTCACCGCAATCGTGGATGCTAGATACCGGAGGGAACTCCCTACGATGCTCATCTCGAACTACCGAAGGAGGGACTTCGCCAAGACGCTATCGCCTGCCATCCTCGACAGGATCTACGAGAACGGAGTGGGGATTGAGTTCAACTGGGACTCTTACAGAAGGAAGCTAGACTAGGACTTCGCAGCCCAGATAAGCCCCACGTTGGCGGCAGCGTAGGATAGCCACGTCAATGCCCACGGCCAATTACGCTCGCAGGCATACATGATCCCTACTGTGGCGTAGATCACCATCACCACCGCAACCAGTATCGTCTGGTTCATCCTAATACGGCTGCGTAGCCTCGAAATGCATCGAGTCCCGGCTCCAGAACGCCCCGGCAGCTTGCCACCCCTCCTTGGCAAACATCTCCATCACCTCGATGGGCATCGTCGCCTTGGTGGGCCAATGGTCGTGCAAGCCATTCTCCGCAGGCCAGAGATCAATCGCCGCGCCCCATGAGTGTTTCGATGGGCGTAGGCCGTTCCGCATCGGGCGGTTGTTGTAGCACCCAGCGTAATGCTTCAGCACCCATTTGAACGGGCTGTTGGAAATATCGGTCAGTATTTTCAACAAGCTACTACCCACCCTCTTGTGGCATCGGATCGTGGATACCGGTTTCCCAAGGTATTCAACCCCTAGCTTGGATACGTCAATGAAGGACAAGCTACCCTCGTCTCCTGGTCGTCCGAAGAACGCTCGCATGGATCGGTCGTCGGACTTGGGCCACGGGTTGGGTTTGGGCATCATGTGCAGCAAATGCTCCTCGCAAGCCTTGACGGACTGCCTGCCCCAGAACCCATCAGCGGTTGTCCCAATGCGCTCTTGCAGCGTGATAATTTGATCTCTAGTCATGGCGCGGAATAGACGTTGCAGATTTTACCCTTGATGTTGACCTTGCGGCATTTTAGCTCGCCATTCGCAACCAAGCGGCGGAGATGCTCACTGGCGGATTGCCTGCATATCGGTTTCCCTTGCTCCTTGGATAGGTCACAAAAATCGTAAACTGTGAACTCATCGTCATGCACTTCTTGCGTGATCGCCGAATCTAGTGCCGCCATCATAGCGTCTAACTTTCCTATTGTTTTCATTGGTTTTGTCGTGGTGTGTTTTATCCTGCCGTGTAGACCCGCCGGTGGATGGTCGGGGAATCCCCCTCCTCCAGCCCCCGGTGGTCGAAAATGACTGCTGACGGCTGCGGAACAGCGTCAGGAACCACCTTGTAGCCGTAGCGGGTCAACCCCTGCCACGCCCCGGTGATCACGCTTGTCTGGTTGCCGTCCTCCCAGATGCCATGGCGGTGTCTGTGGCCACGGCACATGACCTTGGGGACTGGCTTCCCAGACCTAGCCCTAGAATGCGTCAGATTGCCCAGAGAGATGCTGTGTGCGCTCGCCTCTAGGTATGTCCTAGAAGTGGCACTGATGTGGTGTGCGAAGTTGTAGAGGCATCCGTGGGCCTCCAGATCCAAAGTGTCCCAGGCGTGTTGCCCGTTCTCTGGGTTCTGCGTCCCGCCGAGGGAGTAGCCGATCCGAACCTCGTCGTTCCGAGTGTGGATCTCCGTCCCCTTAATGATGTGGAGGTTGTTGCAAGTTTCTGCCAGAAACCCCAGCACCTGCTTCACCGCCGTGGTCTGGTCGCCGGGATCGGGTGTCATCACTTGCAATGTTTTATGGTGGATGCCGTCCACAAGGTCGCCATTGACGACCAGATCGAACTTGTCCTCCCCGATGACCCGCTGCGCCCAGCACAGCATATCCTCCCAGCATTCCCATAGCCACTCTTGGAAGCGGTTCTGGCCGATTGGATTCCCCTCGTTGGACACAAAGTCCTTGGGCCACAAACCCACAGTAGATCCAACGTGGAGGTCGCTCAACAACATGATGAGCCTCGATGATGTAGTCATAGTTTTTTTAGTTTGGCGTCTAGTGTGTCCCATGCCGGAAGCAGGAGATGCTCAAGACTACGAATTATTGGCTCTTCGTCAAACTTTTCTGCCCACCCATGCCCAGAAACCATGAATGAAGCATGGCAAAGCTCATGGAATAGGGTGGTGCGGAGAAGCTCCCGGCTTTTGAGGGCGGCGTAGGACACCGAGATTTTTCTGGTATCCCACTTGCACAGCCCCCAGTCGTCCATGTGTTCCACGCAGATGGCGAACGTCTCGCCACCCACCCGGACAGACTTCGGAACCCTACTGGGTTGGATCATTTTGTCGGGTTGACGACAATCGGGCGCGGGTGCGGCACGATGACGATCTCTCCGTTCTCGTCTTGCGAGACTGTTCCCCACTGGGTTTCAGTCGTCCACGGGCCGACGTTGGCGCAGGACGCGAGCAGCAGGGCAAGGATGGTGGTTGCTGTGGTTTTCATTTTGAATCAGCGGCCTTGACCAGACCAATCCCAGCGGTAATCGCTGTAATCGTCGCGCCAAAGTCCACGTCTTGGTTATTGATTAGTGCAACTGCTGTATTTACAACAGCCGCAACAATGGTCAGGATTCCGAGCAGGGTTGTTTTCACGTTATCGTTTGGTTTTTGCTTTTTCATTATTCGATCTTATCAGATTTCTCAAAGAAATCAATGCCACCCAAAGAAGAACAACCGCAGTTGAAAGTCGAACCCACGCTTCCATCGCCTCAATAAACGTCACCATAAACCCAGAAGCAGATGCTAACACACCTGTCACCCCATTTGCAATTGTGTGAGAATTTCCGCTAGTGATCATGGCGCATCAGGGTCGATGATGTCTTGGGGTTGGATGGTCACGCGAGCGTCGAGGCCACCGAGCGATTCGACGATCTCCGCGAACTCTGGGAAGTCAACAGGCGTGAGTGGCGGGTTGCCGCGCAATGGAGTGGATAAGATAATCTCGTCGCACGGGACAAACGTAAGCCCAGCGTGGTATCCGGTGTAGATGTGATAAGCTCCGGGCAACCAGAACACCGGCAGTCCGCGAGACGTTTGCGCTAGTGCAACCGCATCGTTTGCGGCTTGAGCTTGTTCAGCAGTGACGGCAAATCCGATCATGGAATTGTCAATCCGGTGCAGGTTTCCCACATGGTTTTGAGCGCAAGCGTGAATTTGTTACCATCGGAATCGGAGAATCCAAGTCCCAACCCATACAACCCCATCTTGGCATCGCACCATGATGCTACTGTCCCGTTGTTGTTCAACGCCATTGCGAAAACATTTCGCGCAGACGACTGGATGTTTGCATCTGTCTCCGTGCGTGTAGTTGTGTATGCTATCCCACTGGATGCACGTCTTTTCAAATATCTGTTGCTGGTGGTATTTACAACACCAATGAATACGCCAGTTCTCGCCGAACTTGAATTTGTTACAGAGATTCCAGCATTATAAAGAGTGGTAGAGATTGCTGTTGATCCATCTTGCCGTAAGAAAACCCTTCTATTGGATCCATCAGTTTGCCCCAAGAAATATCTAGTGTCTGTTCTGCTGTCCTGTTCATAGACTAGAGCGAATGCACTGCCCCCGCTTGTGGACATTCCGAGCGCATTGGGGGTGCTACCGATATCGAAAAATCCGGTCGTTCCGTTTCCTTGAACAAAGCCAGCCCCGTGCGTCAATGTACCGATAAATAATCCGCTCGTCAGACCGATGATGTCAATGGCGTTTGGCGATGCTGCACCCCATATCGGCAAGTACAACCGCTTGATCGACGAGTACCACCCATCGGCCTTGCCAGTCTTTACGAAGTCGCTGATGGCATTCTTCTGCGCCGCAGAGACAGTTGCCCCAGTAGCAACCACGGCATTGGCATACGCCTTTGCGTCAGGGTCTAGGCCTGCTGGCTTTGTCCCAAGTCTGTTTGAATACTGGTAAATCATTACGAGTTTCTTACTTGCATATTGGCATTCGTGTAGATGCGATTCGCGACAATTTGTTGCGTATGCATCTCGTCAAGCTTCATCAATTCGTCTTGTAGGATGAGGTCTGCCTCTTGGTCTGCAAGTGCCGACTTCTCCTGCTGCCCTTCCGCACGGAGGAAATCCGCATACGTCCCATGCGCTAGGTACTCAAACCACTCGTCCGGGATCGTGGCAGTAGATCCACCAGTCCCATCTCCGTAGGTATCGCTGAACTGCTTCTTGTATGTCACCCATGCGCTCGTCGGCGCAAGGTTCCCCGCTACTAGCTTTGCGCCAGATGCCGTAACCATGAAATCAAACTCCTGCACCGAGGCGGTCTGATACGGATCTTGCCGTTGAATCCGCAGGTAGGTGTCAATACTATCCAGCCCACCCTGCGTATATGGGATCACATTCGTCGTGACAGTCCGCTCTTCCGCAATCTTCAAGAACCTCGTCCAGTAGTTGCTGGCACGATACGCCCTCTTCGCCCTGCGATTCACCATCGCCTTGATACGAGGCAACTCAATCGTCGAGAACTCCACACCGCAAAGTGCCTTGATTAGCGGAATCAAATCGGTCGTGTAGTTCTTCGTCTGCATTCCTTACATCTTGTGAACGGCCATTGTAGGCTCTAATCTCTGGAAGTCACGCAAAAATTCCCTGTCGTCCCAGCACTCCACCCCGTACTTGTTTACCATTTGCAGGTATTCCCGCTGGGGGATCTCTGCCAGATGCCGCCAGTTCTTCCCTGGGGCGTGTTTCCTAGACTCGGCAGCAATCGCCGCAGCCTCAATCTCACGCTTGTGAGACATCGAATCCATAAGCTGCCGTCCGGTGCATAGCTCACGCACCAAGGCCGCAGTCATGGCCTCCTCGCTTGCTGGGATAATCATGTGGTCAGCATGAGGCAGGGGAGGTTTTACCCCCCCCCGCCAGTAGCTTACGAATTAGGACACCAACGCACCGGGATCAAGGATCGTAAGGCAAATCGCCCACTCTCCAGCAGTGACAGTACCAGTGAAGTTCGGTTCAAGGATAATGTTTACATCGCTCGCCGTATTGTTGATGGCATATCCAGCAGCGGTATTGACCAGTACATCACCAGTATTGAACGCAGCCTTGGTGAGTGCATCAAGGTCAAGCGCATTAATGTACTCGTCTGGATCGGCAGTAGTGGTTCCGACATCAAGCGTTAGGTCGGTTGAAGTACCAGCAGAAGTGGTAATCTCAAACACCGCAGCTTGCGTGACAACTCCGCCCGGAGGAAGAATTGCAATAGTCTTTTGATTGCCGGTTCCAAGAGATGTGATCTCTGCGGCAGTCAAACGATAAACATCGGTGAACCCGAGGTATTTTTCTTGTTGTGCAACTTTAGCCATATTCTAGTTCTTTCTTATTTGGGGTTGGAATTAGTAAGCGATCTTGCCGTGCGCTCCGGGGTGTTTGCACACCAGAGTGCCAGTCATATCGACATAGCCGCGCTCGCCGCCACCTTGGTTCTCCAGACGGGTGCTGCCCATCGGAATGAGCGAGGCAAACGCCAGATACTTCGGATTGAGGACATAGCCCACGTTCGCCGAATCGGTAGGCATACACGCAGGGTTGCCGTTGACGATCTTCACCACACCAAAGTCGGAGTCGTAGAGCGACACCGAAAGGGTGATCGTCTTGCTCGTCGCGTCTTGGATGACTTGGTAGATGTTCTCGTTAGAAGCACCACTGTCGTTGCGGCTGAAGTCGGAGATGATCCGACGAAGGGCCACGTTCGCAACCAGCGTGAGGCTGTTCATCTCGCCATTCACGCCGAAGATGCTGCCAAGCATGGTGTTGAACCCAGCTTCGGTAAGCGTCGAACTGACGACAGAAGCTGCCGGTGTGCGGAACGCAGGCGGAACCGGGTTGGTCGTCTGGGCCGGGGTGTTGACGATCCAGCTACCAAGGCCACGGAAGCTGTACGGAGTGCCAGCACCATTCTCCACAGTCATGTCACTGGCGGAGGCGATACGGGCTTCAACGTCACGCTTCAGTTCGCGCATCGACTTTGCTTCGGCTTGTGCCACGTTAGCAGGGCCAACGCTCGTCACAGCTTGTTGCAGGTTCGACACGAGATAGTCGCGGCGGAACGTCTGAACATAGTTGCCAAGTCGCGCACGACCGCTGAAGGCGTCCGTGAACGAGGTGACATCCGATCCTTCAGCAATACCGGCAGTGCTGGGCGAGGCAAGGTTGTCAACAACCCACTCATGGAAGGTCGAGGATGCCTTGGTCTTGCCGCAAAGCGAAAGCAGCGGGGTTTCTTCGGGAGCCAGGATCGTCAACTCATTGGACAGATCCTCGCGGTTGCCCACGGCGGAACCCGTGGTGGTTTTGCCCGTCGGGGCATTCGGTTGATAGGTATTTGAAATAGCCATAGTAGTTTAATTGGTTCAAGTTTGCATTCTTGCAATACGCGCAGCAACCCAATCATCGACGGAGCCAGTAGACTCAAAGCGTTTGTACACCTCTTGTCCCTTCGCCTTCGGATTCTTGCCTGATCTTGCTGCTCCGGCCCCTACGGGACTGCTGGGTGGTTCCACCTTCAGCCGTGTTCCCGTGCCAGTTGGCACTCTAGACTTTCCTCCGAAGATACTCCTCGCTGCGTGGGCTAGGAGATATTCCATCTGGAAGCCGACTTCCGGGATTTGTTCTTTTACTTTGGCGACTAGCGGATCTTCGACCAACGACTTGAAGTTCTTCCCGATAGCGGACTCTTCGTCCAGAATCTCGGGAACTTCCTTCTTCGCCGCCTCTTGGTATTGCGTACTCAACTGCTCAAACTGCTGGAGTTTGGCAAGGTGAGCGTGCTGCGCCGGAAGAAACTTTGTAATTGCTTCCTTTGCGTTCCGATTGGCCTTGCGAATCTGGCGTTTTGTGAACTCCTTGTTTCCTACTGTGATAATGTCATCGCTGCCATAATCCTCGTATTCGTCGAGAAGTTCGTCTGTTGCGTTAAGGGTCTCCTCAAGTTCAGAATACTTTGCTTGCAGGGCATCCATCGTCTGGATGTCGCTGAAAGGATTCTTATCTTGTGGAACCTCTTTTGCCGCCGGTTGCGCCTTCTGGAGTTGTTCTTCAAGGGTTTTTGTCTTTGCCGTTAGCTCTCCAATTCGTTGGAGAAGGCGACTTTTCCCTTTCTTTGCAAGCTCCTGAATTTGCTCTGGTGACAAATTCAACAGGTCTATGTCTGATTCCTCGGGTTCTTCCTCACCGATGTCATCCGTGAGTTCCTCCTCTGGTTCCGCAGATTCTTCCGATTCAGTACCTTCTGGCACTTCTTCTTCTTGCGGCTCCTCGGGAGACTCCTCGGTTTGCGCCGGCTCGTCATCACCCATTGCTTGTCGCGTCCGTTGAGCTACAAACTCCTCGAAACTCAAGCTATCATTTCCACTGGTTTTTACGTCTCCAGCGTCCGACGGATTTGTTGCTTTCATGTCTGATACACCAATTATACGCCTTGGCGGTGGCGAAGTGAGACCAGATAACTATGAAATTGCATATCTGTCAACTATGCGTAAAACAAGACAGGCCGCCGGGGATACCGACGACCTGTCTGACACACTAACCAAGGGAGGTACAATGAACAAAACCTCCGGGCGTGGACATACCACGATTCCGTGGATTTGTCAACCCAGCACGGAAAGAAGCTCGTCAATGGTGGCAATGCTCCCAGCCACCTTCATCACGTCATTGGAACTTTCGCACTGGCGAAGATCCGCAAAGAAGCGTTCCCGCTCATCCCGCATAAACTGCAAAACAACCTTGTATTCGTCTCGGTCTAGTAGGGTGTCAACCGCTTGCTGTAGTGTTGGTTTTGGTATCGGTGTCATAAGTTATTTCATGGATTTGCTTCCACGGCACTTCCACTTGCGTCTCGACAAGTTGTTCGGGCTGTTCGGGTCTGACTTCCAATCGCCTTTGATCTTTGCAGAACGAGCGCAGTAGGCATCGCCCTTGGATGTGCCTGGGCGAATCCGATCCCCGCCGTCCTTGGCTTTCCCAGCCTGCCCGTAACGGACTGTCCTAGTGCGCCCAGTTTCGGGGTTCTTCACCACCTTCTTGAACCGCTTTTGCATTAGATTTTTCCTTTCTGCTTAAGACGCTCTTTGCGTTGCTTGCGGAAAGAATCCTTATCTTTTTTGCGTTCTGATTTGTCATTCCCGCAACCATACGACTTCTCTTTTTTGCCAGTATTTTTCATAAATTACCTGTATGCTGATGTCTTCTTGGCAATCTTTTTAGGTTGCGCTACATATTGCTTACCTGCGCGATTGCCTTTTGCTTTTGCCCTATTGGTTGCCGCTTTCTCCGCAGGAGTCATAGCCTTCCATGCCGCATCTGGTAGGTAACGCTTCTTGCCCTTGCTGGGCTTACTATCGGAAGTCCGCCACTTCTGGTCTCCCCAACGCTTCAGGGACTCCTGTGATTTTGCTAGTGCCATTAGTTTTTGTACCCTCCACCCTTTTTCTTGTATTCACTAGCCAAAAGCTGTGCCTTCCTCGCGCTCCACTCGCCAGGATCACCACCTTTAGTGCCAGCCTTGATGCGCTCAAACAATGCTTTTCGCATACCCGGCTTGGTGTAGTTACCGGCTTCGTTAACCCTGCTCTTTGTTTTTGCTGTTTTTTTCTTCATAGACATCAGTATTCAATACGACCCTTGAGCTTCTGGCGCATTTTCCGCATCTTGGGGACTTTCTCAACAGTCGGCTCCTCCAGCTTCTTCTTTGCTGCTCGCAGCGCACGAGTGCTGGTCTTTGGCTTGTCTGCTCGGTACTTCTTCATTGCTGCATTCCTTGGGTCTGGACGCCGCCCATGTCTGCCGGTGCTGTGCCAAGTCTGCCAATCTCGGCGTTCTGTGCTTGCTGTAGCTGGAACTGATACTGGCCAGCGTATTTCTGAAGCCTCTCTGCAAACGCCTGATCCTGTTGCGCCCTCGCCGCGACATCTTCCTGCTGGACATAGGCTTGGACGAGTTGTAGGGCAATCTGTGCGCCATTGGGACGTGCTGGCACTTCGATGCCTGCGTAGATCTTGGACAGGTCGTCCGTGATGTCCTTCATCGCCTTCTCTTGAGCTTCTTCAGCAGGCTGGAGAATGTAGTCTGCAAACGCCGGATTGATCGTCGCCGCGATGAACTCCAGCAACTTGTTCACATCAATGCGTCCATTCCGGTCAAACTGCAACAAGGACACCATGTTCTTCAACTGCGTCTCCGCCGTCTCTGGGTCGGTGGACTGGCTGTCGAAGTTGACCATAATCGAGAAGTCCTCGTCGGCACTACCCTTGGTCATGATCTGCGGGTTGGCGATGCCCGACACCTGGAAGAACACCTCGTCTGGCCCCATGCGCTGATACAGCTTCCACGCCAGCGTTAGCACGTCCTTCACATGGTCAAGGTACTTGCTGATGTAGAACTGCTGTTTGAACTGCGCCAACGGGCTATTCATGTCTAGCCCCACGGCAGCATCCGCTTGCGCTCGCATGGACAACTCCACTTCGGAGCTGCCCTGCGCCGGGTCTGCTGGCGGGATCGGCCCCCATGCAATCTCACCCAGCCTGCGGTATGGAACCCTCCGTCCCGGCCCCCAGTCGCTTGGTGGTCGCCCAGCGGGGTGCATCAGTGGTGGCAGCACCGCGAGGCTTGCCCTGTCGATCCGTTGGTCACGCTCCGTTTTAATCTGCATCTGCGGCCCACGGAGAATGTCAGAAAAAGTCTGCACCTCGTACATCCGCTTCTGGTCGTTCGACAATCGGGTAACGACAAAGGGATAGTCATCATAACCATTGAGAAGCTCATGCTTCGCATATCCATCCGTTGTCGGGTGGAACACAGTACAGTAGATGCCTTCAGACCCATCCTCTTCGTCGATCAGACGTTGATACGCATAAACAACCATAACGAGGTCGTTGTCGTCGGTAATGGGGATGCGGTCGATGGTCTTCTGTTTCTCTCCGTCGAGGTAGAACGAGTCCTTGCCTCGGAGATTTTCGATAGCGGACTCCACCCACTTCTTGTCCCAGCCCTCGTTGGCTGCTTTCTTCTCAAGTTCTTGGGATGTAAGGAATGTACGCCAAAAGATGTAGGGGCTGCGCTGCGGGTCGCTGACATACGCCGGGAACATTACCTCGCCGTCTGGAGCGCAGGAGTACACCACGGGGCAGTCCACGCTGGTGCGCGGGATCGGGATCTGCGTGATACCCTTCTTGCGGAGTTCGCGGATCGCCTTCTTCCCACGCTTGTCGGACACCGCTGGGAATGCCTGTTGGATCATCGCCAGCACCGCCTCGTCGTCGTTGCCCAATGCAATCATCTCGGCAAGGTCGGGAGCTATCGCTGCGATCTCCTCCAACGAGACAGTCTGAAGGTAGGTGCGCTTCTCGCGCTTCCAGCCGACATACGACACCATGATGCCCTTCTCCAGTAGGTAGTTCGCTCCCAACTCCATCTGGTTCTTGAAGTCTGGGATGTACGAGTTCCTCATCCACTTGAGGAAGTTGGAGACGACGCCAGCACGGGGCATCGCCGCCATGCTTGTCGGGAACGCCTTGATGTGGCTTCGCTCAAGGGCTTGGTCGAACAGAGAAACGTATGCGTTGATCCGCTCGCCGATGACGTTGACTTCCATGTCGGAAGCACCCTGCCAAGGGAATGCGTTCGGCCCGTTCTTCCGCAGGTCGTCGCTCTTGCCAGGCCACAAGTTGCGCCTCTCGTCATACGACCGAAGACACGCTTCAAAGTATTCTTCTAGGTCTAACAGGCAGGTATCATAGGCATTGGAAAGCGCATTGATATTAGGCTCTCCGTCGGCGTAAATCATCGCCTCCACCTCTTCCATCGTAGGATCACTCATTTGTCTATGTAGTCGTAAATGACTTCACCGCCATCCAGATTGGTGCGGGAAATCTTGATGATTTTTCCGATAAGCCTGTCACGGACACGCCTAGACGCTCTTACTACTATCTTTTCGCCATTTAGTAAAGCCTCCACCATAGTCGGGTTTTTACACGCTCGGATGGTTTTTACCTCGTAAATGCCACGCATGGGCATATTGGGTTCCTTGTCGGGAATCACCTCGGCTACATTCTCCACCACGGGTTCAACAACCTTCTTGGGTCGTCCACGTTTCTTTGCTTGTGTTTTCATAGATTAGTATCCACCTCCTCCTTGTCTTGTTGCCATTGTGCGGCTGTCGTCAACATGGTCAATCGCGGCAATCGCAGCGTAACGGCAAACATCAATAACATCCTTCCACGCTTCTTTTAGCCCTTGTTCCCCAGTGTATTCCGACAACCCTTGGATGATGTTCTCGCAGTCCTCGGTGATGTAGAAGTGTGGGCGGTTTACGGAGTCCATTTCCTTCGTCGTATCCCACGCCATCTTGCCAATCAGGGCTTGCAGCCCATCGTCAATGTCCAGCCCCGGAGCCGGGATTACCACCATGCCGTGGTCGCTCAAGTCCTCGATGATCGACGAGGAACCATCAGATCCTTGGTACTTGGCAGCACCCAGCCTCGGGTCGATCAGCCGCTCAAAAATCTCCTCCTCGCCCTCCATCTCCTTGACCAGATCCACATAGTCCCTGATGCCGAATCCCTGCCCCTTGGCCCCATCGCCCGGAACCCACTTGCCACCCTTCCACTCTGCCCAGTCCCCCACG